TACCGCTGAACCGATACCAACACCATTAGAAATAGTTGATGCGGTGTTCGAACCATCGACATTGTTTCCTCCGCCAATCATACCGTATCTAGGGGTATCACCATTAGATACAAACACTTCACCAGCAACAAATTTTTGTACTGTGAGGTTGGCAGAATCCGTTCCGCCAGATTTTTGGTATTTAATATACAGCGTGTCTGGATCACTACCAGCCGCAGACACCGTATCTAAAACTAGAGCAGTAACTTGATTGCCTGAACTATTTGTTCCAGTAATTAATGAGCCTTTAAGTGCAGATAGATTAGACGTGGCATTTGGATATGCTGTACTGTTATACGTAAATGAAGGTTCTAGTTTTATATAATCGTATTCTACATTAAGCGATACTTCGCCATTTACAACTCGTGATCCATCTTTAAAAGCGTATTGTCCATGTCTATCAATTTGAGCCTGTAACATAGTTTGCATTTGCGTAAGCTCTCTGGCCTGTACAGCAAATCCAGGACGAAATAGAATCCTATGATAGTTTTTAGTTTCAACGGTTTCGCCACCGTAATCTCTAAAGTAGTCATCAAAGTAAGGCGTTCCGTTAAAAGCTTTTATATTCGTAGTTGTCATATGTTCTCTCTTTAACTAATATTTATAATTAGAATTCAATGATAATTTTTATGTCTTCAATTTGTGATGCGGTTCTATCAATAGGGTTTCTGTTTTCTAAAAAGATAATATCTCCACTATGGATATCAACTTCAGGATTTATTAAGAAAGGATTTGCCACAGTTCCAGGATGTGGAGTTCCTTGAGCGCCTGATGTTGCGCCAGACACTGCAGTACCTACTACAAAGTCACCATAACCAGTTTTTGAATTTTGGTTATAATAAACATATCCTGTTCCAGAGTCAACTTCGACTACAAAAGCTTGGGCTAAATTAGCACCAGTTCCCTGAGTAATTAATTCGTCTACTTGGAATGAAGATGTAGTTGATGAAAAACTTAATGCACCAGTTGCCTTTAAAGTTGTTGCTGTAGAAACTGTAGATGTGCCAAAGTTAAATGGATTTTTAACAAGTGTAATTTGTCTGAAGTCATTACCAACTGTTAAGTCACCACCACCAGTACCATCTAGTAATGTATTAACTGCGGAAAAGAAACCACCTAGTTCTTTAACAGGGTCAGTTCCATGTCCATTTTCGGGTGATATTACAGGACGAACCGTAGCATCAGAACCACCTCCGCCACTAATAACAACGTGCGCTGTAGAATAATCAGTTCCCTTAGCAGTCATATCAAGTGCTGTAATAACTCCTCCAGTTACTGTTACATCAGCGTCTGCTATTTGAGCCCCAGTTCCTGCTCCAGTTATAAACACATCTCCGTTAAACGGATTATTATATCCAGTACCACCAGCTGTAACTTCTACTCTTTCGATTCCAGCTGCAGTAGCAGCATCTCTACTTGCTTTTTGGTTTAGATACTGTGCATAGTCACCTTCAGATAAAGCATTCTCAGCTGCATCATCATCAGCGAAGGATTCAACATTAATAGTTTTTACAGGCATATATGATGTTGTAAGGAATTTTTCTGCATCGGCGACGGCGATCGTGTACATATATTTCCAAATATATAAATCAGATTCTGCTGTTGGAGAGGTTAATGTCTGGGTAGGTTCTTGAGTAGAACCAGTTCCAGGTGCAAATATACATTTGTATACTTTAAACTCAGAAGTGATAATATAAAAAGCCTTATCAAAAATATCCGGATCATTAGAATCCCAAGCATAATAACTTGTACCAGTAGTCCATGTATGTCTAGGAATAACATGAGATACATCACCAGATGCTAATTTTTTTAGCGCGAAGATATTTTCCCTTGCTTCTACTAAAGCATCAGTAGTATCGTATGGGGTGAATGGGGTTGTGTCTGTTGTATCAGAAGTTGAATTAGACCAAGCATCGGTTTTACCAATTGCTACAAACACGCTTGCGCTTGCTATGTCTTCTTTGAAATTCTCTGCATTCAATGTTCTGAATTTAGAAGTTACTATTGCCGTCATTTTTATTTCCTATTAATTTGAGTGAATAAAAGAATTCACGTTATATTTATTTATATCACTTATAGAAGTGCTTTGCAATTCTACGCTACCTAATATCTCTAAAGTTTCGTTAAAATCATAAAGCATATTACTGTTTAAGATATTTGTTTTTTGACTATAATAGTCATTTTCTGGTTGTGTTCGATATCCCGCCGGAACTACAGTTACTTCGTATCCACCCATGATTTTATCAGCAGTTGGATTTGTTTCAGTTACTGTCCAGTTTTGGCCAGATGTCAATACTCCTTTCTGAAGAAGCTTACCATTATATAGTTGACGTCCTCTAACAGAACCTGAAGATTGTATCGGATTTGTTACTTTATTAAAAACAGGGTCAACGCTAGAGTGATTTAATTCTAGTATTCTTGTTATTTTATCTGATTTTACTCTAGCTTCGTTTTTTGCTCTAGATGCAATATACACTTGAGGAGTAATCACATAACCAAAACCAGGATTAGTAATAGTAGCAGATGCAATTTCAGATGGAACTAATTGTGCTACAGCGGTAGCATTACCAACTATACTTACACTAGGAACTTCCGTGAATCCAGAGCCTGGATTAATAATATCAATGTGCGACACCGATCCATTTTCAATGAACGCTATGGCAGTTGCATTTGACCCACTACCTCCTGTTATTACAACATCGGGTTGCGAAGTATAACCAGAGCCTCCTGAAATCATTTCAATCCTAGATACAGATGTTGATTGTAATACGTATTTACCAGTCGCTGTAATATTAGAAGACAGAGGAACGCCGAAACTATCAACTGAAGTTGGAGCATCAAAGCTGATTAATGGAGGAGTTGAATACTTCTTAGTAGTATCTGGAGTAACATTGATGTTTGCAATCTTAGATAGATTGGGATTAGGACTAACATTAGCAAACGCAGATGAATAGTTTGCACCTGAAGTACTGACAGATGCTGAGTTAATTTTTCCATTAGAATCTATTGTACAGGTTACTGTTGCTTGTGATATAGTTTGACCGGTTTGAGCAACACCATTAACTACAATTGTTGGAGCAGTTGCATAACCAAAACCAGGATCTGCTATTTCTACACTAGTTACCTTACCGGCATTTACACCAGACTGTGGTACAACTAATGATAATCTACCAGATCTATGAATGTCAACATTTGTAAACGGTAAAAACAATGAAGCAAACATTTCTACTAATAAAGGAATATCCTCAATTCCAATAACGCCTGGTTGTAAATCTGGCATAGAAGATAATGTAAATCTATTTGTTCTTCCATATCCAAAGAAAGTTTCGCCAGTTAATTGATTATGTTTGGGACCTCCAACATATCTTAATTCTCTTAGAAGCTTTTGATCATCACCTAACTCATCACGAGTTAAGAACATTTGAATTAGAATCTCAGCAAAATATTTAAATCCGGCCGGATGTACAAGGCGATTATAAAAGTAATCCCATGAAGATAGATTCTGACCTGTACGTATTAGATACGAAAACTTTTGGTATCTTAAACTATCTTGCACTTTAATTGTGTCTGATAAAAATCCTTTTTTATCTAAGTAGATTCCGCCCTTAGGCAAAGCTGGATTTATATCCCAGTTACCAGACGAAGGAATAAGAGTGCTATCCCAAGGATATTCAACTTCTACTTCATCATCAAAAAGAAGTCTAAAAAATACTTCAATGGAATCTGACGATCCACGTATTTTATAGTAATCGGTTATTGCTTTATATAAATTTCTTTTATTTACCTGAATCGATCGTGGAACAACAGCCGCAATTTCTTTTTGAATTAATTCCAAATAAGCTGCGGCTGTGCTATCAATATCCATAGACTCTTCAATTGTATTAAGAGCATATGAAGCACCAGGGCCTGCCCAATATTTTATGGGCGTAGTAAGAGTTGCTGTCTGAGTATTATAATTAACATAGCTACTATTGGTTGGATGTCCAAACCTAACAGTAAGTGTTTTACCAATATCAGATGTTGATTCTGATAACGATCCGGGTAGATTGTTACCATTACTAATATTAACATTAGATGCTGTAAGCGTATACGTAATAACAGTTCCGTCGCTATCAGTTAATGTTAAAGTGGAGTTAGCTCCATCGTCATCTGTAAAAAAGTGATCGTTTTCGTTTCTAGGATCACTAACTCTAAACACTGCTCTATCATCTAATACAACATCGACATATGTTTCTGTCTGTTGATAAATGAACTCTTCCAAGTTCATAAATTTATAATAGGCATCTAATAATAGTTGTAGCCCTCCTGAGTTTTCTAATATCTCAGAAGGTATCAACTCTTCAGTTCTTAAATTTTCCTTTGTCTTACTTTTTGAAGATGCAATAGCTTGAACATATCCAGGTGAGGACATGTCAAATGAAAGAAGTGTGTTATTAGGTTTATGAGTTCCAGCCATCTTATCTTAGCCTTGAGGTCGTTGAATAGTCAATTGTGCCAGAAGATCCGGACACTGATATAGTATCAATACTTGGAGTAATTTGAACTCTTAAAGGATCAATTGCAATTAGCTGATCTCTTTTAGGAGCAAGGTCCAAGGAATTAGGAACAACAGTAATTCTTATTGTATCTGGAGAATCATCGTCTGGTAAAAAGTTACTTAATGTAATTGTTCCGTTTTGTACATTAATAAGTCCTACGTTATTTAGCACAGTAACATTTTCACCGTTAATTACTTTATAGACAATAACTTGTCTGTTAGTAGAACCATCAATTGGAATATCTCCAAAATATACATCTCCTCCATTAAGTCTAAATACTGTTGAAGATATAATAAAGTTAGTAGACGATCCTGAACTAAAGAATGGTGAAGTAAATTGTAAATTAAAGTTATTGTCTTTATTAGCAGAAAATTTATTTGGAGTAATCGTCATAAACATATAAGGTCTAACGTTACTGTTTTGAATTGAAGGATCTGCATTATCAATTGCCTTCAACAACTGTGAGTGTCTAAACACTCCATCAAATTTATTTAACTCATTAAAATTATAATCCGCAACAGTATCACGTACAACTGCAGTAAGTTCTACTGGAGATCTATCGGTTAAGTTTGGATTATATTTAAATGAAACATCCAGATCAAGATATGTAAAGTTAGGATCTACAATGTAAGGAGTAATAGATACAACACTCTTACCTTTTAATATTGCATTTGTTATTTCTATTTTTTCGTTTGCTGTAAGTGAATCTCCAACAAGTGGTTTAATAGAGATGTAAATAGAACCATAATCTGGTGGATCGTTGTCTTCACCACCCCAGGTTGAAATTGAATTAATGTTAGTAAATTCTTTTTGAATAATTGCTCTATAGTCATCTGAAGTTACTGCTCTATTCTGTGATGTAAAAGTGAGAGGAGCATTAAAACGTATTGACTCATTTGTTTCTTTTACAGTACCACCGGCCGCCTTACTGAGAGTAGTAATCGCAATAGTGCCATAACCTCCGATATTATCTACCATAGTAAATAAGTTTGCTCCATTTGAATCTGGACCATTTGTAAACACGTAGTCTAGTGTAACAATATTATTATTTAAAGGCTTCTTACCGGTTACACCATCTCCAAAGTATACTTCGAAATATTCATTCGAATTTTCTTGTAGGTAATATACACGGCTTGAAGAATCAACGTTAATTAATGTTTCAAACTTAGTATAGTTATCATATGATGTAGATAGTTCATTCGCTTGAATGAGAACTCTTAATGTTGAAGTGTCTGCATCATCATCTGATATTTGATACTTCTGATTTTCAATATCGTTATCAACTCTATATAAAAGTTTCTTCCTTGTACCTTCTGCGATAACAACATTATCAAAAACATATTTGTCTGCTGCAACCTCACTTAATACTGCGGATTGCTCATTTAGCACAATGTATCTGTAATTCCTTCCATCTACATTCGTTGTTAGCTTAGCGCCTCGAGGTAAAGTCAACGATGCTGGCTTATTGGTATTCTCTTCTTGCGAAACGTCAACTGTAATAGTGACAGTGGCTCTTGGCGCTAAGACTGATCTTGGTATATAACCGAGTAACTTTGCACGAGTAACAATGTTACCACGAATTTGTGCTGAATCTAAGAATGCTTCGTTAAGGGCAAAATGTGCGGCCATTGCATTGTAATGTGTATTATATGCCAACACGTCAAGTAGTGAAGATAAACCTGAACCTTCGAAGTCATGACTACTAAACTCTGTCTGAGTTTTTAGATAGTTCTTCAAATTACTTTTAATCTGATCGAAATCAAGTTCTGTTACATTTAAATTAGTTGCCATATTATTTTACCTTAAACGTCGTAATACGATTTCTACATCATCTGTAGTATCGAATTCTTTTATTCTAAATTTTACTAGTATTCTGTATGAGTTTGCATCGGGCTCATCTACTATATTAACAAATATAATATCTACCCGTTGTTCTCCTGCTTTTACGCATCTTATTATATTCCTACGTAAGGTCTGCTTTGTAATCTCATCTGCTGGTTCAAAGAGTAATGCTCTTAGATTTGCACCTACTCCCAGATTAAATGGCTTCTCATAAAAGTTAGTGAGAAGTAAATTACGTACTGCATACTTAATTGCTGCATCATCCTTTAGAGGAATAATATCTTTACGGATAGGATGAAGAGCTAGATTTAAATCTATATCAGTCCATTGCTTTAGACGTGAAGACGTGGAAGCTTTACGAACATCCCCTATGACCGATCTATCTGATAATATTTGTGTAGACATACTAGTATTTATACTCCTTTATTCGATGATTAGCAATTTCTTGTCGGATAATGGTGAAGAAGTTAAAGACAATTCTGTAGAATTCCATATATAATCTGTTGATTCGGTTAATTCAATATTGTCTAATATAACAGTAGGACTTCCTGTAATTGGAAGACTTCTTGCTGGGCTATACTCTGTTACATTTTCTTCTGTTGTAAACTCATATACGCCACTCATGTCTGTGGCCACTGCTGCTAAGGAAGGTAATGTTGCTCCACTACCAACCAAAGAAGTTAATGTTATATCAGTCGCTATTGTAACACTTGCTGGCAATCCAATTAGTTTTAAGAAATCACAGAACGTAAATGTAATCCATTCAATCAATGCACCAAGACCAATTGCATTAAAGAACTTCTGTACTTTCTGCATCCATTCTTGTATAAGAAACTTAGGCCATTCTTCACCGAAGTTTTTCATACGTCTTTTAAACCTATCCATTTTTCTTTCTAGGCTTTCTACAAAATCAGTTGGTTCACCACCTAATAAATCTAATATACTAAATCCAACAATCTGTAATCCTTCTAATAAATCAATTGCTTGTTTTCTTAATTCGTGTTTTAAATCTGCCGGTGCTGATTTGATCTGGGCTTCTATTGATTGTATAGTACTTTCTATTAATCCTTGTACATTCAGCTCAGTTAAACTTGGAAGAGCCGGTAAACCTAATGCTTCCCATATTGTACTAAACTTATCAATCAGGCTTCCAAACAAACCATGCAATACTCCTAATGCACCTTTATTTAGCTGAGTCATAACATATTCCCAGACTGCTTCTACTTTCATATCTGGAGATTCTAATCCGTATGTACCATCAAATGATTTATAAATGTCTGGTAACATTGGATAGAAGGTATCTATATTCACGGCGAACTGCGCCTTTATCGTACTCTTATATGTTGGATCAGAGAACAGCTTTACAATATCCACA